ATATTGTGGAGGATCATCTTCGGAAACAGTTACCAAAGTAGAAGTTACCCATCTAGCTTCGTCAGTTGCGCCGAATTCTGCTTGCAATACGGGGTCTTGCGAACCGTATTGAGAAGTAGGAACGAACGCATCCAAGTTACGGATATCTGGCTTCACTTTTACGTGAGCTGTAACCCAATAAGCAGGTTCTACTGGCCCTGTACCGAAACGCGAAGTACCTTCGATAGTAGGAGTCATTTTTTCGCTGTCATTCTGGTCTAGATAAGCAATCGCGCGGTTTACGTCGACTTGTGTCAATTCTGTGATCGCATTTCCGTTAATCCCGTTAAGGCAAGAAATTTGAGGAACAGAGCTTGAAAAAACGTCCCGTGTAACCTTATCAAGCATAGTATGCATTGACTGAGATAGGTTGTCGGCAGTCTCATTCGCTGTGTCATCTTCTACGACGAGGATAACTTTGCGAGAGAGAAGGACAACTTGGCCAAACTCTTGGATTGTTACGTTGATGTCAAATTTATTGACTTGTACAGGTGCAGGATCTGCATCTTCTGATAATACTACAGGATCAGATGGCAAGTTTTCTTGACGTCTGAATGCCATAGTTGATGTGTTTTTTTGTGGCAGTGTAAATGCTCGCCCGAATAGGTTGTGCACATTGCGGGGCTTACTTCTTTGAAGCAACGCTCTTTGTGCCCATCTATCAGCCATCGAGCCATAGTTTGAGGTTGTTGTAACTGACATATTTCTGTCTCCTTTGCGACCTACCTACGCTTACGCTGCGAATTTCTCCACGCATTAAATTCTGAATCTGACATGTTCATCACATCTACTGCTTGATTTAGTGCAGCCGCTTTAGGGCCTCCCGCCGGATTTCCAGGGGCTTCCTTTTTAGGCGACGCAACAGGTCGCAATGCAGTTTTCTGTTTTGGTGTTAACGCATCCATTAACAACCATGCTTCTTCATATCTATTTGGCGCGCCTTCTATCGCCGCGGCTAGGTGCGGTCTTTGTTTTAAAAATTCTGATAATTTCTCGTTTATTTCTTCCGTTTTTTCTGGATTATTCTTTATCCAGGATCTTTCCTCGACAGAGCGAATAATCTTTTGTTCGGATCTTCCTAATTCCTCACGAGTAGCTGGCTCAAGATGACTTTCATCGGGCTCTTGATCAGTTTCTGCGGCCTTTTGTTGCCGTATAGACTGCTCTTTTACCCAACGCAATTCTTGCTCTATCTCCTGTCTCTTTCTACGCTCTTTTTGGAGGGCTGAAAGAGGAACACGTTCCTCAATGGGCTGTTCATTAGGAGAAGAATCCTCTTGCTGCTCCGACTCAATCGGAGATTCAACAATCTCTTGATCTTCTACTTCGTTTTGTACAGGAACGGTCTCTGCACTCATATGTTTCCCCGTTGTTTGCGTGATACTGTCTATCACGATGACCTATCAGCATGACCTATCATAATGATAGGTACTATGCTGGCATTGCGCCCTTTGCTTGCAGGTAGGCGACACCTTCAGTATTAAACTCAACTCTCAATTTTTTGCCGTGCTCTTTAGGGGGCACTGTCCATAACCATTCACATATTCCTCGCTTATTACATACCCAGAAAACGATCTGGTTAGTTACAAAGCTTGGTATTCGCTCTGACACGGAAATCTTCATCTGAGAGTTGATGGAGTCGGATTTCTCGTGAAAGACTACAAAATATGGATCGCTCCTATTCTGATTCTGCAAGACGATGGTATCGACTGCCTTGTTCAAGTATGATTTCATCAGTTCCTTTTCATCTAGGAACGAAGGATCTACGAGAAGACCTGGCAAATCTAATATCGGCCTTACAGACATCAATTACATTCCACTTTTACCGCGAAGAGAATCAACCTTCTTCTGCGCTTGTTGAAGTAGTCCGTTTGCTTTGCGTTGGTCGGCATTTAACCCTGGGCCTGCCATTGGAGCAACTCTAGACGCATTGGACATAGTGCCGTCTGCATAACTGCAAAGCCCCTTTCCCGAGTCCATAAACTTCCCTGGGGCGGCTTTCCCGTTTTTATTGTTATTGTAAGCCATATATATAACTCCTATTTGAGTGTTGCAAGGCATTGAAACTTGACGTATAATTTCCCCTATGGAAGTTACCTGTCTCATATGCCATGTTCCTTTTAAACCGCATCGTAAAGAACAAAAATGCTGCTCGTATGCTTGCGGTATTCTTAAAAGATATCCTATTAAGAAAAGAATTTGTCATCACTGTAGAATCGCATTTGTAATTACAGCGGATAAAAAAGAAAATCAATATTGTTCTAAAGAATGTTTCGAAAAATTTAGATCTACTAGAGTTAATGTTGAATGCAAATATTGTGGGCTTCAGATCCAGTGCATACCCTCTCTTAAATTCATTAAGTCGTACTGCAATAAAAGGTGTAAATATGCCCATCTTTCTAAACTTCGTTCTGAAAAAATTGGAAAGGGGAACCCAAACTTTAAACATGGATTGTGTGGTCGCGCAGTTCACATATATAGAAAAATAGCATTTGAGAATTTCAAACATGAATGTTTTATATGTAATAGAAGAAATATAAGACTTGAGGTGCATCATAAAGACCACAATCGACAAAACGCATCGATCGATAACTTGGTTATTCTTTGTTCCAAATGCCATATTACTCATCACCGCGTAAAGCCCCTCCGCTTCTAAATTCACCATAAGTTTATAAAGTTTTTTTGTCATTAACTATTATTTGGAGGGAGTAAACCATTTAGATCAGCTTCTAATTGTCTTTGAACATTAGCTTGCTGATTCTCTACTGACCCCTCCGTATCAGTATTGATTCTATCGGACTGCTCTTCTACTTGCGCTTTTTGAGCTTCACGTCCCTGTGCTTCTTGTTGTTCCAATTGATTGACGAAGGTAAGGACTTGGAGAATCCTGTCATCATTCATCTTGGCTATTTCAGTAATTGTCTTAGCTCTATCAAGAGCTGCCTGAGCGATATTTTGTTGCGCTTCAGATTCGCGCTCATCTTTGAGTGAGAGATTAGAAATGACGCGTGAACGACGTTCTTGAGCCAATCCAAGTTTCTCTTCTTTTGTGGCTTTGAGGTTTTCTAGTTCAGCTTTGCCCGTTTCCATAGCAAGCTGTTGAGCTGCCTGTTGAGATTCAGCTTGTTTTGCAATAGCCTCTTCCAATTCAGAGAGTCCGGCCATTTGGAGCGCGCGCACAATTTCTTCTTGAGGAACGTCGACAATCCCATCACGTTTAAGGGCGACGAGTTCATAATAATAAGCATCTCGTTGTGATTGAGATCGTACACCTTCTTTGATCACTGCGTCATATTGCTCAAATTCTTTGTTGTAGAATTGCTCACTTGGCTCTTCATTGATAATGCGCTTGATTTTTCCAGGATTATAATTAAGCTGTATGGCTTTACCTACGATTCCTCCCAGAATCTTCTGGCTAAGCTCAACGTTGTCCATTATCTTGCGATTAGAGCGTAGGCCTTGAGCAATGCGTACTTGAGCTAATTTCCCTGAAACCTGAGTATTCCCTTTATCATCTATTCCTAAGACAGATTCATTGACGTTTGCAAGAGTTAAAGAGAGCTGATCGATAACGGCCTGGTATTCTATCAAGGCTGGATTAGCACCTCCACCGCGAAGCTCTTGGACTGAGTCCATACCCGCTGGTGCATTCTCAGGATCAATACCGATCAGCTTATTTTGTCCAGATTGTTGCAGATCTTGTGGGTCGGCTACAGATCCAATCATATATTTGTAGCCAGTGGAGATATCAGAATCCATCATGTCTACGATCTTCATATGGCGTTTGTTGAAGTTACGCTGATTAGACCATTGAGTAGCGGAGATGCCCTGAATCCTTTGCGAAGGCATCCAAATAGATGGTTCCATATAGCAAATCAGAGGAACAAAAGGATATGTCTCTACAATACCTGTTTTGTCTTCGCCGCTATAGACTTCCTGGCCATTGAGCATAATGTGTAATTCAATATAGGGACGATCAAATTCCCGTATGTCTAGGACAGGGGGCAAACTGGCCTCCTCTAAATCCATAGACCGAGCATCATCCCTAAGTCTTTTTAAGCGTCCGATTCCCATTTTCAAAGTTTTGATTTCTTCTGCGCTAAGATCGGTAATATCACGTGAGTAGGAAGAATCTTCATCTACAAGGAACTTTCTTTTCCTTGTGGTACGCTTATAATATTGGTCATAAGCCATCAAATTGCGATTTCGACTTAGAGTGGTAAAATTTGGGTGGTAGGAGAGAAACTTGTCATCTCGAAAGGCATTTTGAATGTTGTCAATTTCTTTTGGATCGACAAAAGGAAGCAGTTGCTTTATGATATTTCGATCAAGAAGATCTCGTGTGATAGCAAACGCGCAGTCTCTTAGGTCAATGCGCTCGAAAGTGGGGTCGAGGTAGAATTGATTAAAGCAACGCTTAAAAAAGGAGATATCACCATTGATGAAATCACGGCTGTAATCCATCTGAATGCCACAAAGAGACATTCCAGATTTGAAATTTTCATCAGCTGCGTCAAGAAATGTCGAATAGCCTTCACCCTTGTCCCAAACATAATAGGATAGTTTGGTCATCTGGTCGGCTGTTTTTTGGTCACTGCCCTCAATTGGGCTAAAAACTATGGAGTTAAGATTATCGCGTAAATAACCAGAAAAAAACTCAAGAGGACGACGCATTATATTAAGTTCAAGCGGCTCGCGTCCCTCTTTATCAAGCTGCAACCGCTCTTTTTCCGACCAGGTATAACCTGATGCACCCAGGGTATAGACTTGCGCATTGGAA